GTCAATCTGGCTTCCTAGAAGACGTGCTGACCACTGCTGATCCTGCAGACGCCACCTTCGAGCTGTTTACCACCGGCTCCACTACTGGCACTGATTCGATCAGCTTTGCTGGCATCATCACCGACATGGAAATCAGCTCCACTGTTGGCGAACTCGTCGTTGTCAGCTGCAACTTCATCACCAGTGGCGCCATCACCGGCAACCTTGAGTGATAAGGGGTATATTTGGGGTGATTTACTCACCCCTTTAAGTGCCCGTGGCTAAACGTCTTGTCGATGAACTGGTAGAGGCATTTGACCTAAACCAGCGTCGCAAGTTTGTGCTGAAGCACCCCAGTGGCAAATCTTGGGACTTGTATTTCAAGCCCATCACCCGCGCTGACCGCAAAAAGGCGCAGTCACTGGCTGGCTCTGATGATGCGCTGGACATCAGCACTCAGATGCTGTGTCAAATGGCCGAGCTTGAGGATGGCTCTAAGCCTTTTGCCGCTGCAGATACGGCCAAGCTTCAGCGCATGTTGCCTGAGTCGGTCCTGAACGACCTTGAGTTGTTCCTGTTTGGCTTGGGCGACGCTGAATCGCTTGAGGAAGCAAAAAACGGCTAAGGGAGGACTCTTGGCTCTTCTTTGAGTTCTTCCTGGCTACAGAGCTTGGCAAGACCGTCAGTGAGCTGCGTGGCAAGCTGACGGAAGCTGAGTTTGTGATGTTTGCGGCCTATTACGAGGTCAAGGGCGAACGCGAGAAAGCGGAGATGGCAAAGGCGAAAGCAAGGGGTCGATAAAACGTCGGTAGACTAAATCAAAGGATTAGGTCGGGCCGTGGCTGTTGCCGTTGTTGACGTACAGGTAAAAGGCTCAAACGCGGCGCGTGAGCTTCAGAAGGTCAACAATCAGGCCAAGCAGCTTGATGCAAGCGTTAAGGGCGTTGGTCGTTCCACCGCGTCGGCTACTGCAAATATTCAGCGTTTCGGCATTGCCTTTCGGTCTGTTCTGGGACCGATTGTTGCGATCACAGGTGCCATCAATCTGGTCAGCCGTAGCTTGAATGTTCTTGGAGAGAGGCAGGCTGATGCGGCAGCACTTGAAAATGGTTTAAGAAAACTTGGAGCCAGTAGCTCTGAATTGCGCCGCTTAGTCGCTGTCGCTGATGAACTTGGCAAGGCGACCTTATTCAACGAAGAAGATTTCACGAAGGGCTTTGCTCTGCTGACTAGCTTTCAAAGCATTGCTGTTGGCAGTTATGAACGTGTTGCAAAAGCGGCGGCTGATGTCGCGCAGGTAACGGGTCAAGATGTAAGCGGTTCATTGTTGCAGCTTGCCAAGGCATTGCAGGATCCCGTCTTGGGATTGAGCGCATTGGCTCGATCTGGCACCCAATTCACCAAGGAACAGAAGGAAGTCGTTAAAGGCTTGGTTGAAGGCGGCAAAGCGGCGGAAGCTCAGAACTTCATTCTGAAAGAAATTGAAAAGCAATACGGGAATGCGGCCAAAGCTGCTGGAAGCGCAGGATATGCGGGGGCTGTTGACAGCCTGCAGGAAAGTTTTCGTGACTTCCAAGAACGACTAGCTCAAGGCGTACAGCCTGCTGTGACCAAACTGCTTGGCGGCATGAGCAGCCTGTTTGACCTTGTTTCAAAAATACCGAAACCAGTTGGGCAGCTAGCAATTCAAGTTGGCGTTGCGACTGCTGCATTTATTGCATTACGGGCCGCAATACAAAGTGTAATTGCTACACGAATCATCACCTTTATTACGCAACAAATTGCGCTTTATCAAACATTTGGTGCCGCTATTTATGGGGCTGCTGCTGCTCAAGGCGCCTTAGCCGCGGCTGTCAATTTGGTCAAAGTTGCAATGGTTGGGTTGCCATTTGCGCTTGTTGCTTCTGCGATAGCAATTTACATTAATGATGTTCAGAAAGCTGAAGAACATACCAGGCAATTTGAGGCCGCATTAAAAAGCAATAGTTCTGAGCAGGTAGACGCCGCACTTAAAACCGAGATGCATACAAATGCATTGATTCGGCAGCGCTTGGAACAGGATAAGTTGATGCTGCAGGGCTCTGGCAAGCGTGGCGGTGGCTTTGCAATGCTGTCCGCTCAGAAGGAATTAGAGCAAAGCAATTCACGCATTTTGAAGCTGCGCGACGCCTTGAGTATTGCGGCCGAGAAGGAAGAGGCTGCCTATCAAAGCACCAATAAAATCCAATCAAATATTCAATCCAAGGCCAAAGGGCGTGCGGATATTTCGGCCAGACAATTGGAATTAGAAGCCCAACTGCTTGAGGCTCAAAAGAGGAAGGATGTTCAAGAGCAGGCTTACCTTGAAAAGCTGATTGCTAGGGAGCAGATTGCCAGCCAGGAAATGAAACCCCGTGAGCGGATGCTTGCGTTTTTGCAATCGGAGTTTCAGTACAGCGACCGAATCAAACAGATTAGGCAGGATATTGCTGACATTATGGCTGGGGCAGCCGTTGGGCCTTCTGATGCCTTCTCTGAGGGCGTGGATGGCAGCGTTTTCACAAAAGGCTTTAACGAAAGCAAGCAGCACGCTGATGAGCTGAAGAAGAAACTTGAAAACCTTGTCAAGCCCTTGGAGCAGGTCAAGTTAATGTCTGGCGCTGTCGCAGATGCATTCAGCCAAGGAATTAGTGGAATGGTGCAAGGAACAGTTACTGCTCAGCAGGCACTTGCCGGATTCTTTAGATCGGTATCTCAAAGCTTCTTAAATATGGCAACAGAAATAATTAAGGCGGCCATTCGGATGATGGCATTCAATATTATTTCAAGTCTGTTTGCTGGGGCTCCCAAGTTTTCCGCCTCAAATACGACGGCACCAGGTCTAGCTGGCAAGTTGAATGTCCCTGGAATCTTGCCGGGCATTTCACCTGCTGGTGCTTTGGCGTCTGGCGGTACTGCAACCGGCGGCAAAAGCTATCTAGTGGGCGAGAAAGGCCCTGAATTGTTCACTCCTGGCCGTACTGGCAGCGTCACCCCAAACAACGCGATAAGCGGCGTTCAAGTCGGCTCGATCAACATCACGGTCGAGAATACTGGCGACCAGCTCAGCCCTGCTGCACAGAAGCAGATTGCCAACCAAGTCCAAGGTATCGTGATGTCAACGCTGGTCAACGAACGTCGTAGCGGAGGGGTCTTGCGTTAATGGCTTACATCGCCTTCAACGACATTCCACTGGCCCATGCCACCCCAGTGGTTAAACGTAGCCAGCGCCGCCAACAGGCGACCTTTGGAGACGGCTACGTCCAACTGCTGACTGATGGACTAAATACTGACCGTGAAGTTTGGCAGTGCCAGACCTCTCCGATGCCTTATGCGGATGCGTATTCAATCGAGAGCTATTTGCTGACGTTGCGTGGTTCGGCAGTGGAGTGGACTGCTCCGATGTCTACCAAGACGTTTTCTCGTCCGTTTGCGGGTGGTCAGCTGGATTTGGGCTACCAAGACATCAGCACCCTTTCGCTTAATGGATACAACCGCCCTGGTAATTACACCGCCAACCTGGACACCGGTCTGCTGACCTCAGTTGATATTGCCAACGGCACAGTCGTAGAAGTCACCTTGACCTTGGCTGCCCGTGATTATGTGGTGCGCGATGGCTGGTCAATGACGCCAGTCAGTGCCTCGTTTATGACGATCTCGTTTGAACTGGAGCGGGTGTTCGTATGACGCAAACACCACCTGTTGCCGAAACGTTTAAGACCCAGATGCCGGAGGTCATTGACCTCTTCACTCTGGATATTTCGACGTTGCTCCCTGCCGGTTCAACTGACCAGTCAATTTATCGCTTTTGCAATTGGTCGGACACCGACGGCGAAGACATCACCTATGACGGCGACACTTACACAGCGTTGCCAATGCAGGCGAGTGGCTTTGAGCTGAACACTAGTGGCAAGCTAGAACGTCCCAGCATCACGTTCGCCAATGTCGGCTTGGCAATTACAGCGCTGACCAATACTTACAACGATTTAGTTGGCGCCAGCGTCAGCCGGATTCGCACCCTGACGACCTATCTGGACGGCACCCCTGGAGCGGACCCTGACGCCTATTGGGGGCCTGATGAATGGGTCGTTGAGCAGAAATCCAGCGAAAACAAGCTGGCGGTTACTTTCCAGCTGACGGTGCCATTTGACCTAGAAGGACGCAGCTTGCCTGGCCGCCGTCTACTGCGCGAGCAATGCCAATGGGTCTACCGCAGCGATATTGGCTGTCATTACGACGGAGAAAGCTACTTTGATGCCAACGATGACGTTGTTGCTCATCAGGCAGATGATGTATGCGGGAAACGGCTGAGGAGTTGCCAGCTTCGGTTTGGCGATGGCTCACGCTTGCCTTTTGGCGGCTTTCCTGGTCTCGTTGATTCTCAAGGCTAATGCTGTCCCAATGGCAAAACTCGCTTACCGCTGAGCAGCGGCTGGCAATGCGGACTTATGCGGAACGTGCATATCCGAAGGAGACATGCGGGTTCATCTTGATT